CCTGATGCGAAAGCGCCTCGAAACCGCCAACGCCCTCGTCAAGGCCGACCGCCTCTGCACCCCAAAACCCGCTCGACCAAGACGGATACTCATCCGAGACTCCGCGTTCGTCTCGAGCGCCCAGAGCAGAAGCGCGATGGCGTCGGCCTCGTTGTCGTCGGCGGGGTTGAAGCCGCAGGCGCGGGCCGCGGCGATCATTGCCTCCTTGGGCGCGTTGCCCTTGCCGGTGGCGTGGCGCTTGATGGTGCCGACCGGGACGCCCTCGTAGGGGATGCGGTGGAGTTCCGCCCATGCGGTTAGCGTGGCCATCAGCCCGCCATAGACATGGGCCGCGTCGGTTGTGGCATGGCGGCGGACCTCTTCGAACCAGATGGACGCAAGGGGCCCGGACAGACGGTTCAGTTCGGCCAGCCAGTTGGTGAAGCGCAGGTAGCGCATGCCGCCGCCGTCGAAGCGTCCGGGGCGGAAGGACACCGTGCCGGAGGTGATCAGGCCGTCGTGGCCGCGGATCGCCCAGCCGGTCGTGGTGCCGAGGTCGAGGGCGAGGATCCTGCGCATCGGTGGATTCAGGGTTGCGCCCGGCGCGTCGCCGGACAGGGTCGCATCAGCCATGGGTGGTCTCCTCGTCGGGTTGGCTGCGCAGGGCAGGTAGACGACGGTGGCCTGGTCCCTGGGCAGGTAGGGGCCGCCGTCGTCGGGTCGGAGGGTTGGGGCGCGGACAGGCCACGCGCGCGAAACCCCTGGGGGTGGGCGTGGGAGAACCCGCCTGCGGCGTTCGCCCCCACCCCTTAGGGGTGGTTTCACCCCCTAAACTGGAAAACCGCCTCAAAACATTGATAGTAAATGAGATTTCCAGTTTCGGAGGTTCGTTTTCGGCTGAACCTGCCGAAACTGGCTGCAGCGTAGCCGTTGCGGCATCCGCGCAATCCTGCAGGGGCAGTTTCGGAAGCGGGCCGAAACTGGCCGCATCGGACGCATGCGCGTTTCTGCGTGAGGATGGCGGGGCAGTTTCGGCAAGGCCCCGCATCTGATTCAAACTGGCCCCTGCGCAATGCTGCGCGAAGCGATCTGCGGGGGCGATCATGGCTGTTCCCCCTCCGGATAGACCCAGACATGCGGGTTCTCGACCTCGAGCAGCACCCCGGTCTGCGGCGATTTGGTGTGGGTGGGCAGCACCGCAATGCTGGCGGGGGTGACCTCGCCGGTCGCCGGATCGACCGTCTCGCGCCCCGTGGGCATGACCATCCCCTCGACGCAGCGGTAGCCGAAGCGCGACCGCGACGGCCCGAGCCCCTAGGGCGCGCCGTCGCGGATGAACTTGATGGCGCCCTTGGTGGCCTGCACCGCGATCCGGTCGCGGATCGTGTCCTTGCCGCCCAGACCGCCCTTGTTCTCGAAGGCCTCGGCAAACTGGTTGATGGTGTAGAGCCGCCCCTCGCCCGCCTCTTCGAGCAGGATCGAGAGGATCACGTCCCGCTTGCGATCGCGCTCGGCATCCTGCCTGGCGCCGACCTCGGGGCGCGCCAGGCGCTCGTTCATCGGGTTGATCTCGACCCATTTGCCCTTGACCTTGTCCACGCGCTTCGCCGGCAGCGCGGGGCCGTTCCTGAGCTCGATCTCGAGGCGGCGCTGGGTGGAGTCCTCCTCGGGCCGGTGCAGGATGAGGCCAGTGGTGTAGAAGCCCCGGAGAGCGCTGGCGCCGGAGAGCGCGAGGAACGGGTCCTCCTTCAGCTGCTGCTTCGAGAGCTTCCTGGTGTGGTGGACGAGGATCACGCCGCAGTCGGGATTGACGTGGTCGCGCAGCGCCTCGACCCGGTCCTTCAGGAAGAACATCATCGCGGCGTTGTCGTTCTCGCCGCCGCCGTCTGGCCCGCCGTCGAAGAGGTTCCGGATCGGGTCGATGCAGAGGATGTCGAGCGGTGCGTCGGGGAACGCGGCCTTGATCGCCTCGGCCACGCGCGCGCTGCCCTTGGCATCGAGCAGCAGCTTGAGTTTCGGCGTGACGATCAGGTTGTCGCGCGCGGCGGCGATCAGCGCCGGCGGCAGGCCGATCTGTTGCAGGCGCTCGCGCAGATAGTGATACTGGATCTCGGCCTGCAGGTAGAAGATCCGCAGCGGCCGGGGCGGGGTGAAGCCGAGGAAGGGCACGCCGGCCGTCATATGCACGAGCAGTGCGATCAGCAGGTCGCTCTTGCCCACCTTGGGCGCGCCACCCAGCACCAGAAGCCCGCCCGGCGTCAGCACGCGCGGGCCGATGATGTCGTCGGGCATCGGGCTTCTGTCGTCGAGCAGCGCGCCGAGGCTGAAGGTCGGCAGCGCGGCCTGCGCCGGCGTCGCACTGTCGAGGCGGATCAGCGGGGGGCCGTGCCGCTTGATGTGCAACTCCCAGAGGCGGTTCGTCTCGCGCTTCAGCCGGTCGAGCGGCCAGGCGGGGCGCAGCATCGCGGCGTTGTAGCCGCAGATCGCCGTCCAGCCTTCGTCCATCGACATCCGGCCCTCGTGGACCAGCCGCAGGAAATAGCCGATGGCGGCCGAGGCGCCCTCGAAGCGGGACCACTCGTCCGCGCCGCCCTCGTGCACCGGGGGTCACGAGCACGTCGTCGATGGCGGGTTTCTCGCGGGGCTCGGCGGTGGCCATGCCGACGCCGGGCATGGGCGGCATGTCGGCGACACGCTCGGCCATCTCGTCGAGGTCGACCTCGAGATCGGTCGCCTCCCGGATCTGCACAAGCCGGGTGAGCCCGCCCTTGTGATAGACGGTGCCGGGCACGCGGATCGGCTGATGGGCCGAGCGGAAATGCGTATCGCCGCCCACTTTCAGCGCGATCTCGCTGCGGAGCCGGCAGAGGCGGGCCAGGTCCGCCCCTTCCGCGGGCTCGGTCAGCTTCCACCAGACATGCAGCTTGGTCGCGCCCTCGGGCGTGGGGCCGCCGCTCTCGACAATCAGCGTCGGTCGCCCGAGGTGGTGGACGAGATGATCGCGCTTGGCCGGGATGTCGCCCGAGTCGAGATCGACCACGAGGCTCTGCATCTGCAGGACGTCGGCCGCGCGGGCCTGGCCCGTCTCCGCCACCGTGCCGGGGATGACATAGACCGCGGCACCCTCGCGCGCGGCCCAGCCCGCGAAGGTGCCGAGCTTCTCGGGCGCGGTGGCGTCCGCGTCGATCCAGATGTTGTGCGGCCGGCCGTCCTTGCCCTGACCCTTGTCGACGAAGCCGCGGACCGGGATCAGGCCTTCGCAGTAGCCGAAGACCACGTCGACGAAGCGCCCGATCTGGCCCGCGTCCGGTTCGACCGCGAAGGGATCGGCCAGGGGTGCTGCGTCGTTGAAATCCCGCCACGGGTTGAAGTGGATGATGTTGTCGGCGCGCGTCGGAAGCCCCCAGCAGCGCTCGGCCCATGGGCAGAACCGGCATTCGAAGAAGTCGCGATTGGCGGCGATGCGCGGCAGCAGATCGCCCGCATCGGTCGCCCGCAGGATCCGCACGCCGCGGTCGGACATGCGCTGCGCGAGTTCCGCGTCGAACGGCACGAGCTCGTGGTGCAGCTCCGCCGTGTCCTTGTTGATCGCAGTGAAGAGCGCGGGGGCGGCCGAGATGCCCGGCACCGTCGCTTCCATGTAGGCCTGGTAGAGCGCGATCTGCGCGGCGTAGACGGGCTTGGCGACGGTCACGCCCCTGGCCACGGTCTCGCGCCAGTTCTTCGCGTTCATCGTCTTGCACTCCCAGAGCGCGGGGGTGCGCAGCCCCAGCGCCGCGGGGGCCTCGGCGATGATCCCATCGACATGGCCGCGGATGCGGCCGCCCGCGACGGAGAAGCCGAACTGGCCGCCGTTCCGCTTCTGGGTGACCCGATCGAGCCCCGCCGCGCGTAGCCAGCGGATGGCGAGATCCTCGAGCTTGTGGCCGATCTGGAAGATCCGGAGCGTCTGGCCGGAGAAGTCCTGGCCCTCATCCTTGCGCGCGCCCGCGAACTCGAACTGCAGTGCGCGCTCGCAGGCATGACCCAAACGGGATGCGCCCAGATAGATCCGGGGCGGCGTGGCCTCGCGCTCGGCGATCAGCGCGGCATCGACCAGCGCATTGATCCGCTCGGCCATGGAGGGCCGTGAGTTGAAATCCAGCATCAGAAGGGGATCTCCGACTGGCCGGCGATCTCGGCCATCTCGGCGCGGAAGGCCTCGATGGCGGTGACGATCAGCCGGTGCATGTCGTTCTCGGTCAGCTGGCCCAGCGGCCGGTCCCAGCCGATCCGCTCCATCTCGGGCGCGATCGCGCGCATGACGGCGGGCAGCGCCTGGGTTTCCTCTTCGGTGAAATCGACCATGCTCAGTCCTTTCTTTGCTTTGCAGGTGAAGGCCGCCTGGCAGCCCTTGGAGCAGAACCAGCGGCGGGTTCGGTGAGCCGGATCAGGAAACGGTCCGGGGGACCGTTTCCCCGGCGAACGGCGCGGCCGTTGGGGATCGAACCAGCCGAAGCCGCGAGTGCGCGCGGTGCAGACGGCGCAGATGACCGGGCGCGGATGCCAGAGGCGATCAAAGCCCGGTCGATCCTGAGCCTCTGCGGGCGGGGATGGGACTTGCGCGACGGGTTTCACGCTGCCCTCCGCGCGGGCGCCGCCGACATCACGAGACGCCGAATGTCGTGCCGGTTGAACTGGAAGGTGATCAGCGCCGAGGCGCGAGTGCGGGTGAGCCCGTAGTCCTGCCGCTGCGCGGGCGAGAGGTATTGCAGCTGCTTCCCGGTCGGCGCCTGCGTCAGCCAGCGCTTCGACTTGAAGGCGCTCTCGTCGCTCTCGTGGGTGTTGAGCCAATCGTCGGCCTGCGCGAGGCAGACCGTGCGATCCCCCACGCCGAGAAGGCGGGTCGGCTGTCCCCTGGCGCCGCCCACGGCATGCCAGCGGCCTTCGAGGAAGAACACGCCGCCCCAGGCATTGAAGCCGCTGGCCATGAGAGCGGCGTCGTCGCCGAAAAGGTCTTCCCACACGAAACTCGACCGCTTCAGCAGGTCGATCTCGGACATGACGACGTTCTCGAGCGGCCTCGTCACGGACCCGCCTTGGAATTCGTAGCCGCAGATCGGGCACCGCCGCGACGCGAGCGGGATCTCCGCCTCGCATTCCGGACAGGTCTTCGTCGGGGCTTCGCCCGGTGTCGGATCGCGGCCATCGAGATCGACGTCCTGCTCCAGCGTGCCATGCGTCAGGCTCGAGATCCCGAAGTCGAGCACGATGCAGTCGGTCTTCACCACGCCGGGGTGTTCGGCCGGATCGACCGTGCGCAGGCCGCGTCGGGGGTGTTGGTCATGGTCTGTCTCTCGGGTCTGGCGATGTTCTCGCCGCCGCAGGTCTCAGCCCGCGGCGGCCGAGGACGTCAGCTCTTGGCGCGCCAGGGCGCAGAAGCCATGGGGGCGCCGACGCGCTCCCCCACAAAGCTGGCGGCGCCGCCCCCATAGCCGCCCAAGAACAGCGCGCCGCATGAAACATTCCCAAGCGGCAACAACCTTGACAAACACCGGGTTGAGGTTATATCGACGTCAAGCGGCAGGCCTCATGGGGAATGTAGTGTCCGATATGCCATTCAAGCGGAAAGGAACGCTGCGTTGTTAGTCGGTTCTCGATACTGTCTTGCTGCCGCTGTCATGGGGCTGGCTACACCGGCTCATTCCGAAGTCGTGCGTGTGGCCTGCACGGACGAGGTTGAGGGTGCATTTGTCGCCTTTGTCGATACATCCGATCCCCGAGACTTCTTAGGGGAGCGGGTCTTCTCGGCGGCGATTTTCAATGATGAACTGGTGTTGCAGCTCGAGGAGAATGGTCAGGTCGTCATCAACCGCGCGACCGGCTCGCTCTCGGGAATAACAGGGACCGCCGCAACCGTAAGATGCACCTGGGAGATCTAGGCACCCAGCAACCGTGCGGCTCCGGACATGCAGGGCGATGTTGCCGACTTGTTGCGCCGGATTGTCGAACTCGAGGCGCGCGTGACGGCTCTCGAGCAGCGTTGATGCGCACGAACATGCCTACAAAATACTGAGCATGCTGCATGTCTACAAGGACATTATGCAAGCATCAGTGTGACTACACGAATTCCAGGCGAAAGCCAACCTAACCCATTGATCGGACCCGGCTCGACCCCAAGAAACTGACCAGATCCAAGCCGATTTTGTCGAACTTGGGTGCCCCGTTCGAGCTCTATGCCGAGGAAGCCGAGTTCACCGGCGACTTCAGCGAGGCGCTGCAAAACATGGACCGTGCCGTTGCGCTCGAGCCCGACAGGTTCCAGCTGCGGGCAGAGCGCTGGCGAAAGATGGTTCGCCTCGGCGAGCGCGACACGGTGCTGCGCGCCCTGGCCGAACTGGAGCAGGCAAGATCCGACCGCGCGTTCGAGGCGATCTGGCCTGCCTATGTGAATGCGCTCGCGGAAACCAATGTCATGGGCTTTTTTCGCACGAACCAATCGACCCAACTGGTCAACAACTTCGCGCCGGAACTGCAATCGGACGGCGAACTCGCCCGGATGATCACTCGGGTCCGTCGCGAGAGTAGCTGATCGGGCTGCGGCCCATGTTCGCCCAGTCCGGACCCTTGGGACTGTAGAGCCCGATCAGGGTGAAGATCTTGCGCCGGGCGTATTGGCCCTCGGTCACCGTGAACGCGCCGTTGAGATAGACCGCGCCGGTCGAGCCGCGGGTGGCATAGCCCCCGGTCCAGCCCTGCGAGGGATCGTCGAAACCGCCGGGGCGGATGGTCAGCCGCACCCTGGCGAGCGTCCCCTTGGGGATGAGGTTGGAGTTGCCTTGCGCGTCGTTGAAGTCGTTCCAGAGACCGGACATGGCTCGGGTCCTTTCAGGTGGTGGGGTCGGATTGACGGGTGACGGCGGGCGCCGGCATGCGCGGCGTCTCGATGACGAGCGGGCGCGCGTCGATCGGCAGGGGCTGGCGGATCTTCTCGGTGAGCCGGCCAGGATGCGGCGGCTCAAGCAGATCGAGACGGCCGGAGCGGTCCTTGGCCGGATAGCCCCAGGGGTTCTGCGTGTGGCAGACGAAAACCCGCTGCGGAACGCCCTTGTCGTCGGGCTGCGCGGTCAGCGTCAGCACCTCGTCGACGATGCCGGGCAGCTCGAGCCCAGTCTTTGATCCGTCGATCTGCGGGACGAAGACCTTGCGGTTGAAGTCGTCGAGCTTCTCGTCGAGGATCCCGACAAAGATCACGTTCTTCGCCCGCGTGTGCTGCGGGTGGGTCAGCCAGGCGATCATCTCTCGCCCGTGCAGCCCGTAGGCGCCGCGGATGTCGGGTTTGCCGGTCTTGTCGGAGAAGGCCTCGGGCTGGCCCTTGCACCACTGGAAGCAGAGCCGCCCTGCCACGGTGATCGAGTCGATGAACATCGTAGCGTACGTCTTGAGCGCCCGCGGATCGCCGTACTTGGCGCAGACCGCCTGGTAGTGGTCCTCGCTGTAGGGCTGGTCCTTGCGCCGCGCGGGGTTCGGCCCTCCGATGAACACCGCGAAGTCGCGGCATTCCCGCCAGGTCCGCGGGCGGATCATGTCGACGGCCAGGCCCTCGATGGCGAGATCGCCCGCCTCGAGATCGAGAAACAGCGTCGTGCTCGCGTTCAGCGTGCGCAGGAGCGTGATCTTCCCGGCGCCGCTCGCGCCGAAGATGGCGGCCTTGACGCCGCGCACCTCCGCCAGCCGCTGGTCGGCGGTGATGATGGGGAGTGCGGGGGTCATGCTGCCACCGCCCGCGCCGCCGGTGCCGTGTCGCGACCGTTTCCGATGACAGCAGCATGGAGCGCGTCCTCCATCTTGCGCAGGGCCGTGCGGGTCGGTTCCTCGCCACGCTCGAGACGGTCATCGAGCGTCCGGCGCACGATATCGGGATCGGCGGCTTCCGCGTCGCGGAACTGGCGGGCCTCATGGATCTGGTCGCGGCGCAGGCCGAGGTCGGTTGTCGTGGCAATCGCGTTGGAGCCTTCAACGCGATTGCGGGCGCCATTATGCGCGCCGAAGACTTCGCCCCGCGCCTGCGCCGCATCGTATTCGTCGGCCAGCCGCCGTTTGGCGCGCGCCTCGATCTCGAGCGCATGGGCCTGCGCGCGATGCGCTGCCGCGACGAGATCGTCATGGGCGCTCTTGGCGCGCTGCAGACGGGCGGCGCGTTTGGCCACATCGTAGGCGAGACCGGCCACGTCGCGCGCCTCGAGCACCTCGGCGGCGGTCTTCGCGCCCGAGAGCATGCTGGCGGCGCGGTCGATCAGGCTGGGCAGATCCTGCGCGTCCGGGGAGATCGGAGCGAGGGCGGTCATTGCCCGTCCTCCTGCGGCAGAATCGTGATCTTCAGCGCGCCGGTCTTGACCGTGGGGGCGGGCTCGAAGCTCTGACGGATCGCCTCGGGCCAAGCGGCATAGGCGCGTTCGGGCACCTTAGAAGCTGATCTCGACGTATTCGGCCGGATCCTCGCCCGCGGCACTAATGCGCTCGACCATGGCGGCGAGCCGCGCCTGGTCCCATTCGACGCGCTTCGGCAGGTCGGCGACCACGGTGAAGTCGCCATCGGCGAGGCGAACGGTGCCGGTGTCCTTGCCGCAGGCGCGGCGGGCCTCGGCGGCGCGGGCGGCATAGCGGAGCTCGAGCGCGGCGGAAAAGCGCGCGATGACGGCCTTCATCTGCCTCGCGGCGGCGTCGATCTCGCGCTGCAGTGCGGCCAGAAGCTCGACCGGAAGCTGGGCGATCTCGCCCGCGGGCAGGTCGATCAGCTGATCGATGCTGGGGCTGTTCTGCGGGAAGGTCATGGGGGGCTCCGTTTGGGGGATGGCGTCAGGCGGCTTCGAGGAGGCGGACGGAAAGGGCGGCGCCGGAGGGTCCGGGCTTTGGACGGGCGACGGCGATGTAGGCGAACTGGTCGGGGCCGAGCCGGGCCTGCACGAGGTGGACAAGGCCCTGCTCGGCGGCGCGCAGCGCGGCCGCCGCGACACCGCGCAGGGTGCGCTGGCGCTCGGGCGTGAGGTTCGAGACGTCGCCGGTCGCGTCGACCGCGAGGAAGCCGCGGTGGTAGACGAGCGTCTCGCCGGGTGCGGCCTGCGCGATCCAGGCCGAAAGCCCGACCTCGTCGAGCGCCGGTCCGGCCGCGCCGACGATCGACACGACGCCCTTGGCGCGGATGGCGGAATGCCGGGCCATCATGCCGCGCCCCGATCCGCGGTGCTGCGCCGCTGGCGGGCCTGCTCATGGGCCAGCACATCCTCGAGCCGGTAGACCACGCGGCCGCCGATCTTCAGGAAGACCGGCCCCTCGCCGGTCCAGCGCCAGCGTTCGAGGGTGCGCCCCGAAATGCTCCAGCGCGCGGCAAGTTCGGTCTGGTTCAGGCAGGTTCTGCTTAGCATCGTCCTCTCCCGGTGTGTCGTCGGGAGGAAGATGCACGGCGCGATGCGGGGATGTCGTCGGGATCAGCGTGGGATACGGCGGGGGATCAGGCGGACCGCTTCAATCCTTGGGTGAACCGCGTTCCGGTGGGATCGCCATCCCCCTCCATCCCCCGGCACATCCATCAGAAGGGTTCCGGTAGGGGCCGCGGCGCGTCCGACTCAGACGCCTGCGAGCCGATAGGCGCCGCGGCCGTTCGACTCGATCAGCAGCGGCCAGTCCTTCTTGGACTTGAAGACGTCCGCCATCTTGAGGCTGCGCGACCCGGCCTGCAAGAGCACCGCCTTGCCGCTCTGCCACGGATCGCCCCGCTGGGCTGCCGCATGCAGGATCCGCACGACCTGCGCCTGGATCGGCCCGAGCCGGAACTCCCGGCCATTGCAGCGGACGCTCTGGTCATCGGCAGAGGCGTGGAACCCGCCTGCTGGCTTCATGCCCGACGCACCGCCAAAACCAGTCGCGGCTTCGAAACGGTCGCATTCTTCGGGCCTTAGCACCAGATCCGGCTTGCGGATCGTCAGGCTCTCGCGTGCGCCGTAGAGGCAGGCATAATCCGCCTTCGCAGTCCGGAACCAGGTGACGCGGACCTCGCCAAGGCGGAAGAGCTGGAAGACGTCCCGGACATGCAGGTCCAGCAGCCCATTGAACAAGGACCGCTCGGTGGGGATCGAGAAGCAGCGGCCATCGTCGGTTTCCTCGTGGTCGCCGAACTCGATGGGCAGGTTCAGGATGCGAACCGACAGACGCAGCTGGTCGTTCTCGGCGAGATACACCAGATCGACCTCCGGCATCGACCAGCGGGCGAGGACTTCCGGCAGGGTGAAATACGCCTTCTCGATCTCCATCCGGGCCCCCCGCTTCCCATGCGAGCAGTTCGGCTTTCGTTCTAGCCGCTTGACGATCCCAGTTAAATCCTGCCGTATCCCACTCTATCCACAGCCCCCTGGGGACACGATGACCGGACATCACACCCTGGCCGACCGTCTGCGGGCCCGCGCCCATCAGCTCGGGCTGGCACCGGCCCATGTTGCGCAGATGGCCGGGGTCAACCGATCCTTCGTCTACGACATCCTGCGCGGACGCTCCTCGCGCCCCAGCATCGACCGGCTGGCCGATGTCGCCCGCGTGCTGAAGGTTGACCGCGAGTGGCTGATCCATGGGATCGGCGAGATCGAGGGCCCCTCCCCCTTCACCGAGACCCCCGAGGATACCTTCGTGGCGATCGCGCATGCGACGCCCCGACCCGCCATGGGCGGCGGCGCTGTCGTGACCGAGGACGGCGACACGCCCGGCCGCGCCTACCACTTCCGCCAGTCGTGGATCCGCGACAAGCTCAAGGCCAGCCCGTCACAGCTCCGGATCATGCATGTCGAAGGCGACAGCATGGCCCCCACGCTGCAGGACGGAGATGCGGTGCTGGTGGACATGACGCGCCGGTTCCCCAGCCCGCCCGGCATCTTCGTCCTCGACGACGGCATGGGCCTTGTGGCCAAGCGCCTCGAGCATCTCCCCAACAGCGACCCGCCCGCCGTGCGGGTGATCTCCGACAACCCGCTCTACCCCGCCTACGAGCGCACGGCCGACGAGATCCGCATCATCGGCCGCATCCGCTGGTTCGCGCGGGAGATATGA